ATGGCTGAATTATCCGAGGCGATTACGCCCGGTGCGGTGGTCGAAATTCTGGCAGCGCGGGGAGTGGTGATTTCAGAGCGAACGCTACGGGAAAGGGCACGACGAACGGGCGCATGCCGCATCATAGGACGGACGATGTTTTTCATGCCTGATGACCTCAAGCGGCTCATCGATGCGATGAGGCCGCAAGCCGTGGCTGTAGCGCCGCAAATTGGCAGGGCAATCCAGACAACGAAACCAAGTTCCGCTCTTGAGGAGGCTCGTGCGAAGCTTAAGGCACTGAAAGAACAGCAGAGGAGAAAGACTAAGTGATTTCCCCACAATCTGGCCTATCGTCAGGGGAAAACTGATCTTCCTCGCCGCCCGTAAGGAAACTTACTCGAATCCGACATTCAAGCACACCCTCACCAAAGGGTGGATGCTTGCGCTTCAATCACTCACGCATATGGTAGGGTGATTGTGGCTGCAGGGGTAAATCGGAGAAAACCGAATTATCGTGCGCTTACCAAAGGGCGTGCGGGATACCGCAGCTCTCGCGACCGACCGAGCGGCGAGCCTAAACCTATTTCCACTCAGCCTTCACGTCTCCAAATAGCGCGGACACTGCACGGCCTATATCACGGTGGTGGATATGACCTTTGCACCAATTGGCTTTCTTGAAGTACCCCTTACTTCTAATCATCTTATCAAGATCTGGCATGGTGTAGTTCAATTCGCGGCACCGTGCTCGGATTTGGTCAAGCACGACAACACCGGTGGGCTTGAATAATTTTGGGGCGCGACGAATGCCATGACGTTTAGCCAAATCGCCCACTTGATCCCACGTACGGCCCGGCAGAAGCGCCAAAAGTTTCTCCCTGTCTCCCGCAGGGTACAGGCGCCGCACAATCGATAGCTCCTTTGCCGTGTAGGGAGGTCTTTCTTTTACAACCCCCAGAGTTCTCGCGCGAGTGCGACAAGCGGAGTACGTGCGATGAGGCAACTCTGTAAGTATGGCGACGTAGTTTGGATAAAGACGCTTTATAAGTTCATCCTCAACAGCAGACCAAAGCTTGTCGCCACTCATGTTCACCCCCTCCCGCCTCATCTTTTTCCGCGCACGCTCCCCTGAAGCAACATTTCGAGCGAAATAAGCAAGTGACATGATCCGCACCTCCTCGCTGGAGGAGAGCGCAATCGACCCGCTTTTCCAAATCAAAAGAGTCGGTTTTCCTTGTTTTTCACAGGCTGTCTCCTGGGCGTATCCGGCGGTTTCCACGATAACTTGGGGGATTGCCTGAGGGGAGCCCGAGCAATTTCGAGGAGAGCCGTATTGCAAACTAGTGCGCACGACCAAACGATCGTTAGGAGATGCGAGGACAGCATGGGCGTGTGGAAGCACGATGCGAAAGAATGACCTGCCGACCGATCTAGGATTCTTTTTTCCTCCCGTTGACTCAGATTGGGATCGGAACATATTGAGAACATACCGGCGATGCGGCCGCCAATCTGAAACTCAATGACCAATGCCTGCTGTGGCATAGACACAGGAGAACGAAGACGTGCGCCCGCTTGAAAGACAACGAGAAGAGACCAGCGAGATCGACGAGGCGCTGGCTTGGCACGATGGGAACGCCCGCGCTGCAATTGCCACTCTGCTGGCGGATTGCGCTTATTTGCGCTGGCAGCTTGAGCTTGCCGGGCGGGCCTTGAGTCCCGGCTTTACCCGCGGCTGGCGGCCACACACCGACCGGGAGTGAGAAAGGTGGAAACGTTAGGTGAAGCCTGGGAGGCTGGTTGGGCCGTTTCCGCGGTCTGCCATGGCGGCATGATCGATCTCGGCCACAAAAGTCACAAGAAATGCGACTGGAAACATGAACTGGATATGCCGACGCTGCTGGCCGCGAAAGGGCGGAAATTCCCGGTTTGCGACCTTGCAATGAAAGTGCGCTGTCCGCGTTGCGGCATCCTTGGCCTGCGGCTGATGTTTTACGTTCCGAGTGGGCACGACAGGAAGGTGGGAAGATGAGCAGGCGCAAGGGGGAACTGACCAGCGCTGGCATCGACAGCGGATGGCCGCATCAGATTGCGCGGCTGGCCTCGCTCGGGACGATGGAGCAGGGTGATGTCATCGCGAAATTCTGCTCTAGCTTGTCGCTTTGCCCGCGCGGTCACAGCGTCGTTTGGGAAGCCGAATGGCATCGGGTCTATTGCTTTGCCAAGCTGGAGGATGCGGAGGCCTTCCTGGCTCACTTCGGCGGAGAGTGGTTCGATCCCCGCGATCGTGGCCGAGGTCATAAGTGGCACTTTTGGTATAAGGGAAGGGCAAAGGAGAAGCGGAATGGCAGGGGCAGGTAAATTGATCGTGCTCGCAGCATTCACAAAGACTGACGATGGGAAGTTGGTGCCGGCCTTTGATCCGCGCCAGGTCGACACGGAAGAGCGAGCGATTCGCGAAGCGAGGCTCATGGCGAGCCATTATGCCGGCGTGCTGGCGTGGAGCCGCGATGCAGACCCGGCGCTAGGCGATTATGGCCCGCCGTCGATCCTGTTTCAGGCCGGCGAGATTCCAGTGATGGAGTGAGCCGTGGACCGAGAGGAGGCAGGAAGCCCGACGGGTGCTGTGAACGGGAGGGCATCATATGTCTGCTTGGAAGCCAGCAAAAGGAAAGTCCTTCTTGATTTCATCGATCTGTCGCTGCTGATCCGAAAATTGCGAAATGAAGCTTAGGAGCAGGACATTGACGCTCCAAGTCCGATCGGGCAAGTTGATCTTAACGAACAAATGTCGAATGGGTTAGGGCTATGGCAGAATTCTCAGTGTTTGGCGCCGCTGGCGTCGATATGCGAAACATTGATTTCCATTTAATTTATGGCGCAGATTTAGCAGAGTCTGGGCCAGGCGACTACGAATCTGAGTGGCTCAATTTTGTTGACGCGGTGTCTTACCCGGAAATCGCATATGAATTGCGCGGCTGGTTCGTTTACTCTGTCGATGAACTGACACTAGATGTAGATTTTTTGTCGTCGTCGTATGTTTCCTTTATAAGAGCTTCATGGATGGAAACTGATGATGATCTCGATTTCATTGAGGGACTCTACGAGATCAAAGGATTTGAGCTAAACTACACTTATTTCGACGGGAGCATGACGTCCGAGAGTGTGGCCGAGATTATTTTTCAGTACTCTGACAGGATAGACGGTTCTTCAGGTAGTGACTATCTGATGGGGTACGGAGGCCGAGACACGCTGTTTGGCGACGGGGGCAATGACACCCTTAATGGCGGCAGCGGCTCGGACGTCATGCTGGGCGATACTGGGGACGACGTTTACATCGTCGATTCGTATCGGGACGTCGCGTGGGAATACGAGAATGACGGCCTAGATACAGTCAAAAGCTCCGTAAGCTATGAACTCTCAAACAACGTCGAGCGCTTGATCCTTACTGGAATAGAGGACGCGGATGCTACGGGTAATGCTCTTGCGAATTCCCTGGTAGGCAATGTCGCGAACAATGTCCTGGACGGCAAATCTGGTGCCGACACAATGTCCGGCGGCAAGGGCAACGACACCTATGTCCTCGACAACGCCGGCGACGTCGTGATCGAGGCTGCGGGAGGCGGCACGGATTTGGTTAAGTCCTCGGTCAGTTGGACCATGGGCGCCAATGTCGATAAGGTAGCCCTGATCGGTTCAGCGAACATCAGCGCCGCCGGAAATACCCTCAACAACACCATGCTCGGGAACACCGGCAACAATTCCCTCAACGGCGGCGCAGGCAACGACGCGATCGGTGGTGGCAACGGCAATGATAAGCTCTACGGCGGGCTCGGCAACGATATGCTCACGGGCGGAGCAGGCAAAGACACTTTCGTTTTCCATACTGCTCTGAACGCGAGCACAAACATCGACAAGATCACGGACTTCAGTCGTGCCGATGACGTGATGCAGATCGACAATGCGCTCTTTCTCGGCCTTGCGGCCGGCCAATTGGCGTCAAGCATGTTCAAGGATGTCACGCTGGGGCCGAAGGACGCCAGTGACCGCATCCTCTACAACTCCGACACCGGGAGCCTGTTCTTCGACCGTGACGGTTCTGGAAGCACGTACGCCGCGGTGAAGTTCGCGACGTTGTCGGGAACACCAACGCTGACAGCTGCTGACTTCTTTGTAATCTGAGTGGTGCCTTAGCAATAGGACCGCCGTCACGCGTCGCCCAATGGCGGCGTTTGCTCTGATCGACAACTAAGGAACTATCGGGCGCTGACGATCATGGTTCAGGCCGGCGAGCTAGCGGAGATTGAATAATGCGGCGCACAGGGAACAAGCGGCGGCGATCACGGTTGCTGACGCGCGGTCGCCCGGTACCCACTGAGCATTTGGTCCCCCAATCAAAGACCGCACTGGAGCCGCTTCACGTCCCTGGGAGCGGCTCCTTTCTTTTAACTGCTACGCAGCTACATATGTGGTGCCTGCTGCGACGCAGGCCGGGAGCCGTGTAACGTGTCGGCACGAGCGTTGCGCGGCTCCCGTCAAGGAAGCCGATCAAGACTAGGCCAACGAACGAACCCACATGGTTGAAGTATGACTATCCGTCCGGCAACACGAGATGACTTCGACGCGCTTTGTTCAATCGATTCCATCGCGGAAAGGGACGCCGCTCGGCGGCACAGTATCCTTGCTTGGCTAAGATCAGCAGAATGTCATATCGCCGAGTCCAACCGGACTGTTGCTGCATACGGGGTGTTGACTTACCAGTTCTTTGGCTATCCCTTCATCGAAATGATTATGGTGGGGGAAAAACACCGCCGTAAAGGGCTCGGTGAGGAACTTGTTCGGCACTTCCAATCCAAGACTACCGGTGCAAAATTATTTAGTTCGGCCAACGATTCCAACCGTCCAATGCAGGCGCTTTTTGGCAAGTTAGGATTTGTGCAAAGTGGACGGATCGACAATCTCGATGAAGGCGATCCCGAGCTCGTGTTTCTTTACCGGCGAAACCCCGATTTTTAGTGTGGAGTGCTGCAATGGCCCGACAGCGGCCGCGGCGCGGAGGGGGTTCGCGGAGGCGCCTGGAGGGAAATGACGTGATTGCAATTGGAGTGCAGACGGGTGGGCCAGAGCATAAGGAATCGGCGATTAGAAAGGCGCTGGCAACTGCGATGGGGGTGGCTGCCAGAGTTCGAGAGACAAACTACAACGATGGCTCAGAGACTTGGATCAACCCTATCTTCATCGTTCCCGGTTCACTATTGAACCCAGACTTTGAGGGGTACAAACTTGGCCACTTCTCTAAGAAGGAAAAGGGGTTAGTCGTCCAAATCGCTGTCCCGCAAGCGGTCGCTAATGGGGAGAATATCAACTCGTTCATAGGAAGTTCGCTGCGTGAAGCAGTGCGGCTAGCGGCGGCTCGTTTCCAATCGAAGAAGCTCAGCTTTTCCACGCTGAAGGCAGAAAAAATCATCCTCTCCATCGAAGCCGAGTTGTCGTAAATTAGGTTGACCACCGCGCGGAGGCCGTTTCTGAAGGCAGCGAAAGAAGCCGGGGTGTTCATCCGCTAGCCTCACCTTTCCCGCTGGCGATCCTGTTTCAGGCGGGTGAAATTCCGGTGATGGAATGCTGTAGATTGTTACTCATACATTGAGGCGGCAACAATCAGTTTGGCAGCGTGGGTCCACGGGTTAGTGTCAGCAGGCCTCTGCCAGTCGTTTACCCACGCCGACATTGCCTCTAAAAAATCATCGAGCTTGATATTTTGCCAACCGTCGGAATCAAATTTCAATTCTTCACGCATTTGCGCCAGGAGTGCAATAAACCCATGTTTGTCGTGAACTTCATCTGCTGTCATGTTGACCCTCTCGCCAATCGAAGCCTAGCACGCGAGCCTAAGTCCATGCCAAGATTTATGAGTTTGTGACCTAGTCAGCCGTCGAAGCGCTCTTGCAAGAACTGCCTGCCACGCCTTAGCGCGCTGTCGATTGTTTCCCCGTCCCACGAGAATTCCAGAAGTTTCTGATGGAAATCTTTCGTAACGCTCACGATGATCACGCCGGGCTTAGTCCTTGTGCAACTCCCATCGTACCCGTAGCCATCGTCTGTCACTTTGCCCGAAAACATCGCGTCAACGTGGCGCTCGACGGTCCTGCCGATAGGTTCCCAAGTATGATCCGTGACCAGGATACTGACCTGCTGATCATAATATTCCGCATCAAAGGCGACAGGCGCCCGGTCCCGGCGTGACCACTCCACCGACGTAGGAGTCCTCCTGACATCGACGACGAAGTCATCACATCCCATGCAACCGCACTCGCAGCGGCCTATGGTGAGGCGACCCTCGTGTCCTTTCATGAGTTGCTTAACAAGGTCGGGAGGATCGAGACCCAAATGGTCGTCTCCGATCCAGTCCACACCATCGACGATCAACCTCACCTCGTAGGTGTTGTCTTCGTGATTAGGGAGGATCCGATAGGACAGGCTGCTCATAGTGCCTGACGGTACAGACATGATTCCACGTCTGCAATGGGCCGAAAGCGGCCGCGGCGCGGAAGGCGTTTTTCGAGGCGGCGGAAGAGGCAGGGGTGTTTGTTCGCGATTATTACTCCCCCACGCGGCCCAGCGTGCGGCAGGGGTTGTGCGAAAAGTAAATGGGAATCCAACCGGTTTGCCGAAATACAGACGCTCCGTTGCCAGCCGTTCGGAGGCAATGTGCTTAGCGGTCTCCACACGCCCGCGCACGTTCTCGATCGGATAGGTGATCCCTAGCGCGGGCAGCGCCTTCACCCAGCACGATTCGTCGGTAAACGGGTCATCGTTCTCATCGACGCGCGCGATGTAGGAGAATGCCCTGTCGTCCTGTATCAGACCCTCCGCAACGCGCTGGTAGAACAGCGAACGCTCGGTTGCGAACGTCTGATCCGCTGCCGGCGTGTTCGTCCCGAGCATCAAAAGCGGATCCCCGGCCATCTTGTCGATCGCGGCCTTCCAGAGGTCGACGGCCTTTCCCGTCTTCATTTCGTGGATCTCGTCACCGAATACCGCAATGGGCTTTGGTCCGGAGATCGTGTCACCTGTCGCAACCGGGAGGAATTTCGCCTCCATGCCCGGGACTTCGATCTTCCACGCGTTGTCACCGACGCCGCGAATGATCACTGTCCCGCGGCTTTCCAGCGTCTCGCCACCCTTGCCGGGGATTTCGGCCCGGCAGAGCGCCACGGCATCCGAGAACAGAACTTTCGCCTGATCTTTGTCGGTCGCAATGGCGTAAGCCTCAGCGCGCTTTACACCACAAAAGCCGATCATGTAGACGCCAATCGCGCCCATCAGCGGCGACTTGGCCTGTCCCTTCCCCGTCTCGATCCAGGCATGCCGGAAACGGCGGGTGCCGTCTTCATTCCGCCACCCAAAAAGTGACCCGACAACGAATGTCATCCACTCGAGCAGGTGGAAAGGCTGCCCCACCTTCGCCCCGGCCGTCACCGTGAACATCGCCGGGAAGAACCGCAGCGCCCGGCCCGCCTGCTCCAGATCGAACTTGAGCCCCCGCTTGTGGCCGTCATTCAGGTCGTTGAGGTGGCGCTGGCATGCGGCACGGACGAACCGGCCGGCGATGATTTCGCCCTTGATGACCTTACTGGCGTAGCCCGTGGTTGGGTCCAAGGAACTCGTCGGCGGCAGTAGAGCCGGCGGCGGGCTTTTTCGCGCTCGCTTTGACTGCTGCTTCACCGAACATAGCCTTTTCCAGTTTCAGCATCCGCTCGTTCAGCTTCTCGCAGGCGCTCCAGCGGTAATTGAAATACTCGCCGCCCTCTTCGCCCTTCAGGACCGGGCCTTGCTGAAACGCCATCGGATAGAGGTTTTCGAACTCGACTTTCGCCCGGACGTACCGATCGGCGCGCGCCAGGTTGGCGGCCGTCGCGGCATCAAGTTCCTTGAGCGCGGCGACGGTCTCTTTCCAAAGTACCTTCGCCAGTTCGGCGGCACCTTCGTCGTCTTGGAAGACGCGCTCGAAGGCCGGTTGTGCGATTTTGACCACCCTACCCCCCTTTCAAACTGATTTCAGTGCAAATGAAGGAGCGTCACGGGTCTGGGAAAGAGCGCCCTGCTTTAAAAATCGGGGGGGTGGCCGCGTAAGACGCTGTGGTTTAGGGCTTCCGCCCCTTCGCCTTGCGGCCACCCTTCTCCTTCGGTCTGTCATCCTGCTTGGCGGGAGCATCGGCCGGCTGGTCTGCCTCAGTGCCCTTTACCTCCACACCCTTGGCCCTTGCGATCGATGCGCCGCGGGTGATGGCGTTCGCCAGCTCGTGGTCGACGACAATGTCTTTCGTCTCGATGCCCTTCTGCCGCGCCTCGATGGCGTTGCAGTAGACGATAGCCTTGGGCTGCGGTGCCATGGTGCGCCAGTAGGCCAGCGCTAGTTCAAGCTCTTCGTTCATGGCTGGCTCACTTGATCGGAGCGGCGACGTCTGCGCCGTTGCCCTTCGAGTTGTCGAGAACGATGGCGCTGAATACTTCGTTCACTTCGAGGCGCTGCTCGTCGAACCATCGCGGCTCCTTGTCGGACTGCGGGCTCAGCAGGTACTGGTCGCAGCCGGTGATGTAGTTTACGCGGCCGGTGATGATACCGGAGAAACCGGTGATCACGTCCTTTGCCATCATTCCAAGTCTCATGCCGGGCTCCTGTTCCAAGGGTGGTCGGGATCGATGGGCCGGCCATTCTCGTCATGGCCGGCGATATAGCCGCGGTGCGTGGCGCGCTGGATGTCGCCGTCATGGCATTCCTTGCATGTCGCCATGATGTTCTCGCGATCGAGGAAGAGCTTCAGGTCGCCCTTGTGATCCCGCTTGTGGTGAGCGACCGGTGCATTCGGCGCATTGCCCTTGCCAATGAGGGAACGACCACACCCAGGCCATTGGCAGGTGTAGTCGTCGCGAAGGAAAACCGCCTTGCGGAGAGGCTGCCAGGCCGGGTGATTGTAGAGCGCCCGGTGCTCTGGCCTGTAACGCTTCCTCACGCGTTGGTGAGCGCCGCGCTCATGATAATCTTGCCGTTGGGCAGGATCACGCCAAGATAAGCGGCCTCGGTGCCGGTGTCGGTCCACGTCAGGTCGATATCGCCATCCGCTTCGGACACGGCCTTGAACAGCTTCTTCGCGACGATCGGCAGCAGCGCGCCATCGGTGCCGATGGCAATGCCGGTGGAGCCGCCGGTCGCGACGAACGCATCACCGTTCGCATCGGCAAAGACGGCGATGTCGACGGCGGCGCGCATGGCGAGGTCTTTGCCCTGCCCGTCCTTCAACTGGATGGTGACGGCGCGGACGTTGGTGTTTTCGGCACCGACGACAATCGAAGCGCCAGCAACGGCACCGCCGAAGTCGACGACATCATTCGGGCCGACGATGAGCTTATGCGGATTGGGGCGACGGATGGTCATCGGTCGTTCTCCTGTCGGGATTGAGGATTGGCCGGTTATGCCGGGACTAGGCCGTCAGCATCGAGCCAGTGATCAGCGATGCGGGCCAGCCCCTTGCCGTCAGGCTGTACGACCTGGGCGTCGACGGTGCCGGTGATACCGGTGATGGGGCAACGAAGGTTCATTCCGATCATGTCGGTTTCCTTTGCGGGTTCGCTTGTGCTTGGGGGAACGATGGGCTGGTGGGCGTGATGGCATCGCCTATCGACTCCCGTGCAATTTCGTTCCATCCTTCCTCGCGAAGCATCGGATACACTTGGAGGGGATGGAATGAGCAGCAATCTGACCGACGCGAAGACGTATTTTGAAGGTCTAGTGTCCAAGCACAAAGCAGAGATCGCCATCCTCGACCTTGGACGCACCAAGCAAATTACCAGCGACAACGCGGGTGGATGGGTGGACACTGCCCCTGAACTTCGGGCGCTGTATGAGGCGACTTTGAAGCACTATGAAGACCAACTGGCCTACGTGAACCGCGAGCTAGCCGCCGGCAAGGAATAACTTCCGCTGAGAAGCCGGACGGTTAAGCCCCGCTCTCGTTTCAGGCAGGCAGTAGCGAACCTCAAGACAACCCGAGGACGTGGCGAAGCCTCTCAATTGCCTCGTCCGAGCACCACTACCGTTTCGCTTTCGCCATGGCCGTGTCAAAGTCCCGTCAAATGGAGGAAGCGATGACCATCAAGCCTGTGAAATTTACCGTGAAGCAAACTGTTATGGTTGATGGGCACGAGGTCAGCGACGGAATCTATGTCGGGCAGAAGTTGTCCGATACCGAGATCGAGCGTTCAATGAGCCGGAATGCATCCTATTTCCTGCACTTCGCACCGCCGAACGCTGAAGACGACCTGGCCCTGGTGCGGCGCTTCGATCTCGACGTCACCGAGTATGTGCAAAAGGGCCAGATCGTCGTCACCTAGGCTACGCGCAGATTGCAAGGCCGCACGAATGGTCGATGTGAACGCAGGCAATTTACCGACGCGCGGACGGAGTGGACGCCCACCAGTTTTGAATATTCCTAGGCACCCGTATCATGCAGGCTCCTTGACGCTGCCGACGATCGGTAGGAAAATGGTTTCTTAACGCCGTCTGCAATCGCGCATTGCATCGCTTCGTGGCTAACCACTAGGTGGAACCCATGAGTAACAGCGAAATGCCTCCAGACCGCCGAGGTCGCCGTCTAGTTCACTTTGCCCGAGAGGAAACCCTTGTGTTCCTCATCGCGGGCGGCGCGGCAGTTGCCTATTTGGTTATCGCCTTCGTCATAGGCCCCTAGCGTCGACGTCCATAATAGCTTGGAACATCGGAAACGCGCGAGGGTTAGTGTTCAGGAGGAACTCCTGATGGACCCCGATGCGCGCTTCAACCATGAACTCGCCACCTACGTCATCGTGAACGTCACTCTCTCCGGACTGATCGCTTTGGGCTTCTGGCTGACTTGATTGGTTCCAGGCCCACGCCAGCATCGTACGGCCGAAGGCGTCCAAGAGGAGAGATTACCCGAGGTTATGCTGATTCCTCTGTGCTGGAGAGAAGGCGGTGGTAGCTGTGCCACTTACGAATTCGTTTCCTAGGCCACCTGAATAGGCGTAGACTGAGGCATCATCAGCTTCCCCTGGCACGCTGTGACAGAGAGTTATATCGCGCTCCCGCCCATGGAGAAGCGCTATGCCTAGATATTTCTTCCACGTATTGGACGGCCGAGCAGCGATCGACGACAAAGGCCTCTTTCTTGCCAACGAAAGTCAAGCTCGGGTTGAAGCGCTTCGCGGCGCCAGTGAGATGCTGGCCGACGAAGAGATGAACATTTGGCTCGGAAACGAGTGGATGATGGCTGTCGTAGACGACGGCGGAAACGTCCTGTTCAAACTGAAGTTTTCAGTCGAACTCTTGAACCGCCCTGTAGCACTTGCTTCCTAGGCCAACTGCGCTTCGGGAGGCTTTCCCAACACGAGGAGTGAAGGATGCCTGCCTACTTGATCTGCTACGATGTTCAGAAGGTCGACAACTACGGTGCGATTGCGGAACAGTTGCGAGAATGGAAGTCTGTCCAGCCTATGGAATCACTTTGGCTTTGCAACGTGCACTACGATGCCGTGACAATCCGTAAACTTCTGAAGCCACTTATTGGCGATAACGAGGGCCTTTTCGTCTGCGAAATCAAACCGTCGAGCGATTGGGCGGGTCTGAAAGTGCATAACGCCGTCACAGCTTGGGTCCGCGCGAACATCGGGCAATAACCCCTCACCTTCGGCGCTTCCGAATTATGAGACCGGCGACTTACCGTTTGTCCTGCCTGCTGAACTGAAAAAAGGGTGCATTTCCCCTATCGCGCCGAATGCAATCGTTCGGCTATGGGACCGGCAGCTGTCCAGCGCGAAGCATGGAGGGCGCAAGGAATTCAGTCATCCCGATTGGGAAAATAGACCGTTTTGCGAAATTCATCAAGCGCTTCATCATGCTCCAGGCCATCAATTGCGGAGATTATTCCCAAAATTCTCTTTCGGGTGGGCTTTGGCAGGTTGCGAATGCACTCGTCAGCATAGGTTCGGAGCGATACAGTTCGCCCGCGCCCCTTCGGCAAGTGCCGCCCTAGATCTGCATTGAGCGTCTGCCGGCGCTTAAACCGCGCCTCCTCGACGTTCTGAGCTTTCTGGAAAAGGAACGCCTGGTGCCGATCGAACATCGTGAGCATCAAGAACCGAACATCCTCTTCCGAAATGGTCATCGGCCGGTCAGCAACTGACACCACATCGATCACGCCTTCGATCTTGCGGATGGCCTCGAACCCGCAACCCGGATCGCGCCGGATGAAGGCATAGCCGACGAGGAAAGGCAGGCGGCGGGATCGAAGCTTGCCGCCACGGTGTGGACGCCGCTCCTGCCAGAAGGCGGGCATGTAGACGTCTATCCTCTTCTCCCGAAGGTTCCGTTCCACGATGGTTTCAGCCACCCGATAATCCGGCGCGTCATGTATCTTCGCCGCCATCTTCTGCGCGCCAGGCGCAACCCGGACGGCATACCATTGCTCGGCGCGTCGACCCGAAAGCAGCAACGACTGCCAGTCGACCGTGACGGCGAAGCGCTTCTGCACGTCCGTCGTCACGATGGTGATCTCTTGCTCCTCCTGCACGGCCGGCAGGACGCGCCCCTTGTGGAAGCCAGCGGCGCGGACGGCGGCGTGGGACTGATCGAGGGTAAAGCCCTGGTCGATCATCTTCCAGCCTGCCATGCTGTCGGGAATGACGACGGCGAATCCAGCCTGTGCGCCGATCGGTTTCACGGTCTCTTGGTTGCTCTGCATTCAATCAGCCTCTTCAATCAATGATCAGTGTGAAACGCGGTTTGGCGAAGCGACCAGCGTCTTGGCCGAAAAACGAGATCCTTCGCGCTGGCCGGACATCACAAGCTTTAGGCACGCATCGGGCGGCCGTGACGTTCGCGGCGTCTTCGGTAATAAACAGCTGGTCTGCCCAAGCCGTGCGCTGACCGGCATCGTCTTCCACGACGATGGCAAAGCCCTCTTCCACGCCCCTTCCGAGCGGGTCTAAGGTCCCATCACGTAGGCGCTGAAGCCTCACCCTACCGAGCATGAGAATCTCCTTTCCGATCGCGTCTTGATGAGGTTGCGGCGCTCGGCTGTCAGCTTCACCCATGCCGGCCGCCAGTTCGTGACCTTGGTGATGATCCTCGAAATTCGTTCGGGCGGATCGATGCAGAACCAGTCGCCGGAGGCGTCGAGGAAATACCGGCGCTGGTCCGCGTCGAAGCTCCCGACGAGGTCGGAGAACAGTAGCTCGCAGATCGTGCCATCCGGCTTGGCTTCCTTCATCGGGCGCCACGGATTTGCCCGGTCGTATGTCTCTCGGGCTTTGCGCTCTGCGATGGTCATTCAGCAGCTACCAAAGAATTTATAGGCGTGTGCACGAGCGCCTTCTTGAAACTGAAAAACCGAGGAAATAAATCGTCGTCGGGCGCTGAATCACAGCGCCGTCCTTGTTGATCACCAACGTTTTCAGTGAGGTAGCAATGACCTTGAAGCTGTTCGACCGACCAGTCTATCTGAAGGAACGCAGAGACCTGATCCGGGAAATAACGTCGCTTGAGGATGCGATCGACTTTCTCGAAGAATGGCCCGCACGCGATCGTGACATAGTGCACGATGCGACCTTGAAGACCTGCTATATGGCGTGGGACGGACATAAGCCGTTGAAAGTTGCGCGCGACGCAATCCGATCCTTCGGCAAAAGCAAGGGCATCCTGGTAAAGTCGCCCGGGATTCAGCCATGGATGATCAGAACGCGATCCGGCGGCGGACGCGTTTCCACATAGTTGAGTTGTGGCGCTGGAGAGGCTGCAGGATGCGGCCTCTCGTTCCAGCCTCGGCGTCGCAACTCCGAGCATCGTATGCGCAAGCTGGCTCATCGAGCTATCTCCATCTCGATCCAGTTGGCGCCGTCGGTCGGTTCAAGGAGGTGCGCAGGCGCAGCACATCCGGCGTCGCCGGGGCGTGGACCCCATGCGGTCGGCCATTCGTTTTTCTGGCGGGCATAGTCGATGCGCTTCAGCCAGCGGTCGTCATCGATCGGGACTGGCGGCTGCGATGGGGCGGCGGCATCGTCCCAAGGCTGAGCGTTCAGCCAACGCGCGGCGTGCCGAACGAACTGGGGCTCTTTGCCTTCGACTTCCCGGGAGTAGGATTTGAGGGCATCGAGAATGATTTCGAGGGGGGTCAGCGATCGAGCTTTGGCGAAAGCCTTCAGCGCATCCTGCTTGTCCACTTTCCGGGGATAGACCGGCCAGAACTGCTTTTCGAATTCAGTCCTGATTTCCTCATCGACCATCGCGCGCTTGCCGCGTGATGAGGGAATATCTTTTTTATTATCTGTATCTGTATCTGTCTCTGTCTCTGGTCTAGCATCCGCTTGCGCAGCGCTAGCAGGCGCTTGCATCGTGCTAGCAGGCGCTTGCAGATTTTCGAGAAAACCACATGAAATCAATGGTTCGAGCTTCGGCACCTTATCGAGGTACGCAACTCGCTTGAGGTATGCCGGATTGTTCGGCACTTCGCCGTTATTCCGCGACGCGATGAGCATGCACACAATTGCTAGCAGCTTGCTAGCATCGTCTAGCGTCACCCAATCCTCGCTAGCGAGCAGCGCGAAATGGAGCTTGATCCACGGCGGATTGCGGTCTTTGTAGTGCTGGAATTGCTCCCAGTTCCTGACCCTGAGATTAGCGGCCGCCATCAATGCCTCACTGCATTTCGGACAGCCGAGCACGCGACGTCGACGAACAGGTCAATGGTCTTGACCACGCCCATGCGCTGCTTGGCGATGATGAATTCAAGCTTGTTCTGGCAGTCGACGAGGCGGTCTATCCGATCGGCCTCTGCCTCCGCGTTCTTGCCGCGCTCACGTTCGAGGTAATAGGATTCGCGATAGAGGAACGCGACCGTGTCGGCATCCTGTTCGATGGAGCCCGAATCTCTAAGGTCGGAGAGCATGGGCCGCTTGTCCTCACGGCTCTCAACGCCGCGGGAGAGCTGCGACAGGGCGACGATAGCCAGCCCTTCGTCCCTGCCCATGTTGCGCAGGCCAGCGGAAAGCTCGGCAACTTCGTTGACACGGTTACCGGAATACCGGCCCGACGCGGACAACAGTTGCAGATAGTCGACGACGATAAGGTCGAGCGTCTGCCCAGCGCGCGCAGCATCCTCCCGCATTCGGTCGATCTTGACGCGCAGATCCGACAGCGTGAGGCCAGACTGCTGCTCAATCCAGAGAGGAAGCTTTTCGCGGTCTTGGTTGGCGACGATCAGGGCGTCGAAGTCTCGCCGGGACACGCGGCCAGTGATCAGATCCGTGTATGGGACCTTCACGTTCCAGTCATAAGCGATATCGGTTATTGCCCGCTTGACCAGCGTTTTCGCTTCCATCTCCAGGGAGATGAAGCCCACGCCCTTGCCGGATTTCGCCGCCTTGATCGACGTCGACAGCGCGAAGGCGGTCTTGCACATGCCGGGACGCGCGCCGATGACCACCATCTCGCCCGGATGCATGCCGCCGGTGGCGTAGTTGATATCGGTCAGGCCGTAGGTGATGCCGGTAACGCCGCCGCCCCGCTCCATCGCAGCTTCAATCTCGACCAGCGCCGCGTCAGTCGCCTCGTCGATCGAGAAGCGCGTCTTGCCGCGGCCACCGGCCTTCATGCCAGAGGCAATCTCGTCGAGCGCGCGTGTGGCGTCGCGGATCAATTCCACGGCACCGGCGGCGGGGCTTGCCGCCGCACTGGCGACAATCTCGGCTTCTTTCTTGACGGACACCCGCGCCCATTGCTGGATCAGGTTTGGTATCGTCTTGCTGAGGCCAGCGGCACCGTAGACAGTGTTCGAGGCGAGCTGTGCGAGGTAGGCTGACAGCGGCATCTTCACCAGCTTGGCCCACGCCTCGGCCTCTGCCGGCTCGAAAAGCTTGAAGACAACGGCAAGCGAGACGGCTTTGAACCGCTCGTTCGCGGTCAGCATGTTCTCGAAGATGCGGCGGTGCAGCGGCTCAAGGAAATGGTCCGGCTTCACCCGGCTCTGCGCCGCAGACAGGTGACCGGCCATCAGGATTGCGCCGAGCACCTCCATCTCGAGTTCAGGGACGAACCCGGCGCTTTCCAAGTCGACGCCGGCAGTCATATCGTGCCCTTTGCGCAGAAGAGGCGAACGAACTCACCATATGCTTTGCCTGCAACGAGAGCGTCGTTGAAATTCCGAGTGTCTTGGGCTTTGGCGGCGGCCTCGACGTACTTCTTCCAGGCCGCCTCCTGCCGCGCCAACTCGCGGTCCTTGAGGATGATGACGTTGCTCACGCGCGCACCCTCCGCAGAACTGGCACCTTGCGTGCCTTTGTTACTGCGTCGCACTCGTCGACGGCGTGGTCTATCCAGCCCTCCAGTTCGGAGCGGCGGAAGCTTTCGATGGCAAGGCTTCTCATGTCGACGCCCTCCCGATGACGGAGAGCGTGGCGTCGATGAAGCGCGTCATCTCGCCGAAAATGCCCGCCTCTTGCTTTCGGAAAACATCAAGCGTGTTGTCTGCCGTGAGCGCCGCGGCCTTGAAGGCAATGCCGGCCATGGTGAAAGCTTCGGCATACGACACGGCGCGTGATGCCCGCTGCTGTTCATTTTTCGCGGCGTTGATGCGCTGAATGTATTTCTCAACGCCAGAGGCCTCGCGCAAGCGTGCGGTTTCGGCATAGTAGGCTTGGGATAGCGGCAGTTTTCTCCGATATTTTGCGAGCACCTTTTGTTGTTCTTTCTGGTGCCTAGCCTGGGCGGCCGGCGTCCGGCCTTTGCGCGGGATTTCCCACGCCGTGATGACACGCTGGATTCCCTCGGGCGTTTCGACGCTGAAGCATGCCACCGGAGTGCTCTCGCGCATCTTTCGGGTCATCCGCGCAGTCAGGTCAGCGGTTGGCCGACGTATGAACCGGCCAGCTATATCCTTCTCCGCAGTTTTGCTGATCAGGCTGAAGCTGCGATCTGCGTTGGTGCCTCCCAGGATTTCCTCCGGCGCTGACGGCCAGCGGTGGCGCCACTCGTCGACGAGCCATTCAAGCGCATCTTCTGCTGTGGCGACTTCCGCGCACGCCGCGACAAACCTCTCGTATGCCGCCAAAAGAGCGGGGTTTTCCTGCGCGATCGTCGGCTCTATGCACGAATTTGCAGTAGCGGTGGCTGCCGGGATCGTGCTGGCGACAATGCCGGAAATCCCGGCGATGAACCTGCGTCGAGTCGTTTTCATGACAGCGCCTCCAGCTTCCGCTCCACTGCAAGCTGAGTGTCTCTAACCATAAGCGCGCCCATTTCGAGGACGTGTTTGATGTCCTGCCGGACGACCTCGCCGACTTCATCGCTCCATTCCTCTGCGTCGTTCAAGGCGAGCGCGCACACGGTGAAGAGGGAGGAGAGATTGGCGATCTGATAGACCACATCGTCACGCTGATAGGCTCCGGGCAGATGCCCGAGCGGGCTTGCCGCCGCTGGCGCGGCCGTGGTATCACTTGTGCTGTTCATATCAATTTCCTGCCTGGGGGATTGGGTTGAGCCATGGCTCGGAACCGTTGGCGCGGTTGCCGGGCCTTTCTCGTTCTGGAGTTCCGCCGCCATCCGCGGTACTTGGCGGAATGACGGTTTCACGCTGCGTCCTCCATGAAGAACGCGATGAGCTTGGCGCGGGAAATCACCCAACGGCCATTCACCTTTTTCGCGGGAAGTTGCTCCTTTTCGAGCATGTCGAAAGTCGATCGCGTCGTGCGGCCGATGACCTTTCCGATTTCCTCGGCGCCCCAGATCAAATCCAGCGCGCCGGCAATTTCCGCAGATTTCGCCATACAGCATAACCTTTCGTTAATGACATCACGGTAATGTAAATTACGGTGATTTCATTGCGCGTCAAGCGAAAAGAAATTACGGTGATGTACTTATTGTGGAGAGGCGTTTATGGCGAAGGCTGGTAGGGGCTCGGATCAATTCCCATTGCGTTTGCCGCCTGGGATGCGTGAGCAGATCAAGCAAGCGGCGGAGGCCAGTGGCCGGTCGATGAATGAGGAAATCCTTGACGTTTTACGTGAGTATTTTCCTCAGCAACCGGGGATGGAGGAAATTCTCGATGAGATCGCGTACACCGTCCAAATATTGGAAGCCCTCAGGGTCGAAGAGTCGTCAGATGGACTCACGTCAAGCGACAAAATCCAGATTGTCCTCGGGAGGTTAGACGAAGCAAACGACAAGCTGAAAAAGTTCTTCGGAGAAAAGCAGCCGTCCGTTGTTAAACTAGACAAGGAGGTACACGCAAATGTAGAGCAACTCATGAAAGAATGGGACATTTCGTTCGAGGGAAGTCTTGATGGCGTGATTAACGGCCTAGTCCAAATGAGCGTCGACCGCGTTTCACGCCGGGAAGAAAGTATTCGAATAGCTGTAGGCGAAGGCGACGCTCGGCGCATTGTCGAGCTAATACCGCCATGGGAAACCAGTCCCAGGAGCGGGGAATAATGTCAGTCCGCAAGCGTGAATGGACGACACCAAAGGGCGAGGCGAAATCCGCTTGGGTGGTCGATTACTTCGACACGGCCGGAAAACGGCGCCTGAAGACTTTCAGACTGAAGAAAGAGGCCGACCAGTTCGCCGCCACGGCGAGCGTCGAGGTGCGCGAGGGAGTGCACGTAGCGGATAGCGCGACAATTACCATTGAGGAAGCCGGGAAGCTTTGGCTAAAGTCCGGTGACGCTGCAGGCCTTGAGCGGACATCAATCGATCAGCGCAAGCAGCACCTTAACCTTCACATCGTGCCCCTGGCGAGCGCGGTAAAGCTCACGAAGGTGACGGCACCGTGGGTTCGCTCATTCCAAGATGATCTTCGAGAGAATGGCCGTTCCGCAGCAATGGTGAAGCGCGTGACCGTGAGCCTCGGTAGCATCTTGGCAGACGCGCAGGGCCGGGGCTTGGTTGTGCGGAATGCTGTCCATGAGCTGTCGAAGGCCAGATCCGGAACGAAAAAGTCGGAGAAGCGCTCGAAGGCCAAGCTGCGCGTCGGCATGGATATTCCGACGAACGCAGAAATCCGGCGGATCCTTGACACGGCTGCGGGAAGATATCGGCCGTTGCTGGTAACGATGATCTTCACGGGTATTCGGGCAAGCGAGGCGCGCGGGCTCCGTTGGGAGGACGTCGACCTCGGAAAGGCGCAGTTGCACATTAGGCAACGAGCCGATCGGTACGGCGAAGTCGCCATGCCAAAGAGCGAGGCAGGTCAAAGAACCGTCCCCCTACCCCCGATGGTCGTGAACACGCTGAAAGAATGGAAACTGGCATGCCCAAACAGCGAAGCGGGATTGGTATTCCCGAACGCGGCCGGCAACATCGAATACCACCAAAACATGCTCCAGCGTGGATTATGGCCGACGCAGATCAAGGCAGGCATGGGTGTTCCGACAGGGAAGTTTGACGAGAAAGGAAACCCGATCATGGCGCCGAAGTATTCCGGCTTTCACGCGCTACGCCACTGGTACGCAAGTTGGCTGATCAATCGGAAGTCGGACGGGGGCTTGGAACTGCCGGCGAAGACCGTGCAAACTCGGATGGGCCATAGCTCCATTCAGGTGACGTTCGACACCTACGGTCACCTGTTCCCGTCGACGGACGAAGGGGCGGAAATGGCTGCCGCGGAAATGGCCCTCTTTGCGATCAATGCAACATGAGTGCAACATGCTGCGTTTTTCAGAAATAAAACCAGCATTAAATTAAACACTCTGACTCCGTTAATCTTGGTTCGAATCCAGGTTCCCCAGCCAACCTCTTTTTTTTCAATAGAAACAACTACTTGAAAAATATTAGCAGCCGCTAAGTGTTAAACCTGCGCGGATGATCCACACGGCTCATCTCGTGAACGTGCGCTACCCTTGCGAATCCTGTGATTCCCGCTCAACCTGCGATCGGAGTATTGGGGGGGGGCATGGATTTCATATCTTGGTTGCTCGCGCTGATCGGAATCGGTAGCGACCGCGCCATGCACCAGAGCGACCGGCGAGCAGAAGTGGCAAGGCTGAATGCTGAAGTCGCTGGCGAGGCTGGACGAACGCTCGACATACTTTCCATGGTCACACCACGTCTTACTCGTCTCGCCTCCCAAGTAGCGACCGACCTGCCAGACCTACACACCACCATTGTTAAATTCTTGGACGAGCAGCGGAGCGCCGCCCTTCAACTTATCCAGATGACGGAAGACAACAAACAAAAGATCGCGGGTGCAAAAGGGTTTGTCGATTGGGACAAGACGCTTCACGACTATCAAGAATGGCGCGTCACTGCGTCACGTATTCCACCGTGGGCGCAAGGCGTCGTTGATCGGTATGACGCTATTTTCCTCGAAGCTGGGATTAGATAAAATGCAAGCGTTGTGAGGTTCGAAATCGACCAAAACATTGAAAAACAATGATAATTTCTGGCTGTTGTAATGTTGTAACGGGCTGAAATTTGGCTGCAAAAACCACTAACCCGCAACCGATGAACTGTCTCGAGCAGTGTGTCGAGCCAAGGAACATTATGATACTTATACTCTAGAAACTCACTTTGCAGGAACGTATCTTCAAGAACCGACTTTTGGCTACGGTAGAATATCTGGTCTCTTGAATAGACCTTAACCAATCTATTGAACTGCAAAACTTCAAGTCGATTTAGCTTAATTGTCATAAAACTCGGAACCGTGGAATAACTATTTGTACATGAGTAAATTACGGCCACTAATGGCGCAATCAGAACTATTGTCTTTCTGTGTCCAATAGAAACTTCGTGAGCCATATTCGTATATAACACACCTCCAGATATAAATTCCTGCTCATCTGTGTATGCGACAACGTATTTTCCACCTTGAAAATTTCTAGTTATTAAATCTAACTTATGCGCCAAGTTCATACTTATTAGATTTTTGTCGACCCTCGGCTCTTTAAAACCCATTCTTTCTTGATAATACGCCGCAGTTTTAGCCTGGCTATTTCTATTCCTGGGACTGCGGACGATCAGTGAAGCAAGTCCTAAACCAATATCATCGTGGAATGGTTTACTCACGTCATGAGCCGTAAGCCTGTCCATTAATGACGTTTTGGTTCCCCACGGGCTTAGCCTCGAATGCCAGTAACTCTCCCGTCAAGCTAGGAAACCGGGAGTCGGCGGCATCGAATTTTGATTCAAACGAAAACGACCAAGGGCCATCCATTTTGACGGCATGCCCGTTGGTGATAGCTCCAAATTGCGCGGGAGGAGACCGAAGCTCTTTACCCTCGGGCGTGATGCGCGTCACGCAATCATCGTCGCCAACCCAAAAACTCGAAAGGCCTTTCGGCCACCAATGATGCAGGCCAGTTTTAACGGGATTGTTCATTAAGGTTTTGGTCCATAGTCAATCGGTCGCAAGCAAATTTGTGAGTTAAGACTAGGTGCGAAGGGGGATGTTTGAATATAACACCTTCTCGTTTGCGTCCTTTACTCCAGCTCTTTCCAGCTCAAGAACAAGGGCGTCCCACACTGGGATAGAAAACTGCGTAGGGCCGATTATGACTCTTTCCAAGAGATCCGGCACGCCAATTCCCTTCATCCCGCTCTCTTCGTGGTCTTGTAGAGGTATCTTAAAAATTGGTTGCGGTATCCCAGCTATACACTCAACCTCTAGCTTAAGCGCGCCGGGATCATCCAAACCCTGTGTGTGCATAATTCGCCATTCCTTTTCCTCAAGGAAGCCCGGATGCTTGGAGCACATGGCGATAGCTCGAAGAAGCATGCAGAAATAGCCTTTGATGTCTTCACGAGTTTGCGAAACAACGAATTCTTAGTTGTCGATGATATTTTTTGCAATTTCTAGGAACACATCTCGAAGTTCGATGTCCCCGAAATAATAGACAGGGCTACTAAACGCGCCAAAGGTCTCTGCTAAGCTGTATAGTGGCAAAGGGTTTATGACTAATCCAACGCCTACCTGATTTGCGGTGTAAGAACGCCAAATTGACAAGCGCCCAAATGAATTTTCTGACGGCTCATGTTCTGACAGACACGTAACGTATGTTTTGTTTCGAAGCTGGAAGAGCCAGCCATCGAATCATTGAACACTTTCAGCGGAAAGGTCGGGGAAGATCGCATCGATCGCTATAGCGATAGCCCGAAGCCCTTTTTGTGATTCCGAATCTATGGGCGGCTCAAACGAGCGTTGCAGAAGTTGAAAACCGTGTTCCACTTCCATGTAGTCGTTCATACACCTCACATTAGGCATCCATACAATGCCATTGCGTATAATGGAGATTGCCGCAGCCGCCGAAGTATAATGAATTAGTCGCTTATTGAATTTGATAAGATCATCACGACGCCTGCTTTCGTGTGGGGCAAAAATTTCCCGTAGCTTGAAGCCGTCATCAATCATAGGAAGCCTCTCGAATCGGCAACTTTAGCGATTATACAGAAACTGATTAAGCCCGCCGAGGTCATCGGCGGGCTTGAAGTTTAGTCTACGCGGCAGCCTCGGCAGCCAATGAGCTCAAGATGCCTGAAACTCCTTCTTTGCCGCCTTGCGAAGACCGAGAACGATAAGCTGCTCTGAGGCAGAAAGCGGCTTACGGATTTCGGCAAGCTCACGCGCGGCGACCTCGGCGGCATACCTCGCATGAGCATTGTCAACCATGAGGCGAAGGGTCGGGTCGGGACTAGATTTCGTCCCTAGCCACTTCGTCGGCAGGATCACGATAGGTAAGACCGTCACGGCCGTAACCTACTGCCCAAACTTCTACCATATCGAGCAAGTCAAACGTCAGTTCGGGAAGGTCGCGCCGGGCTGCAGGCATAGCGCACGCGGTTTCAATCTTCACGAACAAGCTGTTTAAAAGCTCATTGCGGGCGTGGCCCGTTGCTACCGTGGTGATCGCCGTGGTATTCGTCGCCATAGGAACCTCTTTCTTGAAGGTCTGGGGTTTTCGATCTGCCGGGGCGGTTGCACCCGCTTCCGGCAGTAATTCCATCAAGCGGAATGCTTGATGCCACCACGCAAAGGTCGGTTGATCGGAACGGCATTTAACTGCCGGTCGCGTTCAATTCTGATGTGATTTTCTATGTGGGCCGTCCCTGTTCGTTGCGGGACTTCCTATTAGCTAGACGAAAGTATAGAAAACAATAGCCGCGCCATAGGCGTGTTGCCTTGACGGCCTCACCTATTGATTTCTTCTGACAGGATTGTTTAGGCGGCGTGCTTGACGCTCTCCAATTCGTCGCCCGTGAAGCAGGACGCCGGCCATATCTCGCCGTGATCGCCGAGGATCATAATCAGGCGCGTGCGAAGGTCATCCGGCGCTGCCGGATCAAATTTATCAAACAGGTTTTCAAGCTGGTCGAGAACGTCGTGATACGCGTCTGTCGGCATGTAATGCTGCATTTCGATTTCAATCCCCCGGCCCGATAGTGGGCGGCCTCTTCATGAGTCAGCCGCGCCGATTTGGCAAGCACAAAAATTTCTCAAGACATTGATTATGCTTCTCTAATTTTAAGTAAGCACTTACTTATCTACTAGATATTTCGGTAAAAGAAGCCTCTGTCGACAAGGAGTGACAGCGGACTTTTCCCTCCCCGTGAGAAGCAGGCGGGAGACGAAACCCACCTGCTTGACTTTAGTTAAGGCGAGAAGTTGCCGGCGTGCATGAAGTCGCGAGCGGCGTCACACGGCGGCACGATCTGCAATGATCCGCGCCATCTTTGCGGTGAGCTTCAGGTCCTTCTTGTGCTTCTGATATTCGTCAACCTCCATGCCGATGGCGGCCGCCTCGTTCGCTTCCTTCGCGTTAAAGGTCGCCTTCCGCCGCCGATTGCCGGCGCTCTTAATATGATCGGCGGCCATCAACCGGATGAGACCAAACCGCTGCGCCTTCTCCCGGCGGACAGCGTAAGCCTGCGCCGTCTCATGTTCTGCGCGGGGCTCGGTGAATAGTGCCGGAAACATCCTGCGCGTCTCACGCTGCCAGTTCGCCACCAGCTCGATTGCAGCCAGGAGCCTCATCTGAAGCAACTCGTCGGCCAGTTCATACAGTTCGGCAATCTCTGCCAGCTCGGCGGCAACTCTCTCGGCCATCTTTGCTTCCTCTTCTTTGAGATGCTTGTCCAAACGCCCGGCTGAAGGGTGATCTTCTCCATTAGAGGTTCCTTTCAAGGCGCTCCTTGATTGAGTTGTGGCAAGGCGCGCAAAGCGGCTGCCAGTTGGCGCGGTGCCAGAACAAGCACTTGTCGCCACGGTGCGGATGACATGATCAACAACGGTCGCAAGGCGCGTAACGCCGTCCTTGCTGCATTCGCGGCAGTGCGGATGACTGGCGAGGTATTCGAGGCGAGCCTTGCGCCATTCGCCATCATAGCCGCGCTTGCCTGCCGAGGGCCGGCGTGCATCGTGGCGACGATTACGCTCGCGGGTGCTGTTGCGCTGGCATTCGCAGCGCTCACCATGAGGCACGATGCGGCTACAAGAACAAATGCGGGGCGGCATAGTCATGCTCCACCTGCCATCTTTGCCTTGAGGGCGTGAAGCCCGGCACGGTCAAATTCGGGGTCGAGGCCATCAGCGACGTTACGCGGCCTGCTCGGGATCGGTCGCCCTGCGGGTCGGCTGCGGATCGGCTTCATCACTACCGGCCAGCCAGCGCGAGCGATCGACAAAGGCCTAATAAGCACGGTTGATTTCGGTCGGCGTGGCGTTCCAAGCCTGCTCGGGAGTCCAGCCGAGCCAGCCGCTAGCCTTCTCATACTGATCTGCATAGAATTCGAGCCACGAGGGCGGCTGACGAACAGCCGCGAAAAAGGGAAGAAGCGGCTTTCCCTGATGACCATCGAGGAAAGCCGCTGCCGCTACCTGCCGGTGTGCTGTTGCCGTCAGGATTACGGAAATGATGGTAACGTTGAGGTCGTCCAGCGCTCGTTCGAGTGCTGGGAACTCATAACAGGCCTCAAGGGTGGCAGCGGCCCGCAAGGAAGGGCGAAGTGTCACGGTGCTGCCACCGTGCGCAATCGTAACCTGTTCGTATGCGGGCCGCTGAAAAGTCATCGCTTAGACCGTCGCCATCTTCAGCTTGCGGAAAGCATCGGGGCGAACGACGCCAGCGCCGAAACGGCGACGAGCATGGAAACGAACCTGACCCTCGGTTGCCAAAAGATACGGGTTCGGGCGAACGCCGAAGGCAACGCGGTCATAGATGCGGTAGCCGGCCTTGAAGCCGCCGAAGATGACCGGGAAGGCATTCGCGGCGATGTCCGGCTTGTCCAGAAGTTCGACAACCGGGCGGCCAAGAATCGTTTCCGGCTGGCCTGCCTGATAGGACGGCTGCCACAGATAATTGCCGTTGCCGTCCTTCAGGGTGCGGATGGTGGCGAGCGTAGTCCCATTCATTGCCCACGTCCCCCGGTTCCGGTAGACGCCCGGCAGGGCATACATGAGCTTGATAAGCGCGTCGGCAGAAAGGTTTTGCTCCGATCAGATCACCAGGAAATCCGCAGCGCTGAGGTTGAGGCCGGCCGACAGCGACGCAAACTTGACCGCCCTGAACGCCGAACCGCCGCCATCGGCGTCATAGAACAGCGAACCGGTGTTCGAGTTGTAGATGATGAAATCGTCTGCATCGCGTGGCGCGCTGGCATTGTCCTTGAACGCCGACGCATCCAACCCCCCGAGATCGAGCGCTGAAAAGATCGCGCTGTCGAGCTGGATCTGGTCATCGGCGACGTTGAAATCGCCGATGCGGGCGACACCGCCGGAGCCCAGCGCGCTCGAGAACAGGAACGTGTCCGCCCCCCCCATTCCCCACAGCGTGTCGTTGCCGCCACCGCCATCGATCACGTTGCCACCGTCATTGCCGCGCACCAGCTGCGCCAGTTCGTTGCCGGTCAGATTGGTTGCACGGGTGCCCTGCAGGGAGGTGGTGTTCAGATATTCGACGCTGGCGCCGCTGGCGAGCACATAGTTCACGCCGGCGCTGACGCGGTCATTGCCTTCACCGCCAATTTCGACGATTGCCGTTCCGGCGTTATAGACCGAATAGGTATCGTTGCCGGCACCTCCAGTCAAAATGTCGGCAGCGCCGACCCCACCATCGGTGAAAATGTTGTCGTTGGCGTCACCGGTGATGATGTCAGCGAAAACGGAGCCCCTGATGATTTCTATGCCGGTCAACGTGTCGCCGTTGGCGTCACCGGATGATACTTGCGGCCCCAACAGCCGAAGATCGATCGTGACACCGGCCGAAGACGCCGCATAGCTTACCGTGTCGATACCTGCGCCACCATCAAGCGTGTCAGCCCCGGCCCCGCCCTGGAGCACGTCGTCACCGTTGCCGCCGGACAGAATGTTCGCCGCGGAACTGCCGGTCAGTGTGTCGTTGAAGGCCGAGCCGATGAGGTTCTCGATGTTGCTCAGGGTATCGCCCTGGGCCTCGCCGCCGGACCCGCTGCCAGCGGCGAGGTCGACATTCACCGCCGCCGACGAACCGGAATAGTCGGCGGTGTCGATACCGGCGCCGCCGTTCAGCGTGTCGGCCCCGGCGCCGCCCTCAAGCGCGTCGTCACCATTGCCGCCGTTCAGAACGTTGACCCCGGAGCTGCCGGTCAGCGTGTCGTTGAAACTCGAACCGGTAAGGTTCTCGATACTGTTGAAGGTGTCGCCCTGAGCCTCGCCGCCGGACGCGACACCGGTGATGAGGTTGACGCTCACCGCTGCGCTGGACCCGCCATATACGGCCGTGTCGGTACCGGCACCGCCATTCAATATGTCGCCGAGCGCACCACCATCGAGAGAGTCGTTACCGTTGCCGCCGTTCAGCGTGTCGCTGCCGTTAGCGGAGATACCGGCGTAACTGTCTCCGAAGAGGCTGTCGTTGCCGTCCAGGCCGTTGAGTATGTCGTTGCCATCAAAGCCGACCAGGTCGGTGTCGATGCTTTGGTTGCCTGTTATTGTGTCGTTGAAAGCGGTGCCCAGAACCAACTCGAAGCCGGAGAGCGTGACGCCCCCGGTCGCCGTCCCCGTGGCCAGATCGATGGTGAGGGCCGAACCCCAGACGCGGCCATCGAGAAGGTCCCGGCCGGCGCCGCCATCAAGCGTGTCAGCGCCGCCGCTAAGCTGGATGTAGTCGTCCCCCGCTCCGCTACTGACAACGTTGACCCCGCCGTCACCGGCCAGTTGGTCGTTGAAGGCGCTGCCGATCAGGTTCTCGAAACCACTCATCGTGTCGCCCAGCGACTCGCCATAGGTGCCGAAGGCGTTCAAGGCCACCCCGACACCGGCTGTTGCGTTGGCGTAGCTGAGCGTGTCGATGCCGGCACCACCGTCCATGTTGTCGGCACCGAGACCGCCTTCGATGATGTCGTTGCCTCCCAGGCCAGACAGCGTATCGTCGCCGCCGAGGCCGTTGATGATGTCGATACCGTCTGGATTTGTTGGAGCGCCTAGGTCCGTCCCGGTAAGCGTGTCAATACCCGCAGTGCCGTTGAGAGTCTGGGTCATCGGTTGCATCCTCCTCCATCAAATCGCGCCCGCAGCACGGGTGCGTCTCACTCTTTCGCAACCAAAGTTAATAGTCTAGGGGGAAGAGGTCTAGATAAGAGGGGCTACCTAGCAGAGCGGGAAGTCGGAAGTGTTAGTGAATCGTTAATGATCGAGCCACCCAATGATGTAGGCGCCCGGGGGCCGATGTGGTGGACGTTGTCCTCAGCGGGTTCCAGACTCGGAGAGTGCGGCCTGACGAGTATCCTATTTCAGGCCGGCGAGCGTCCGAAGATGGAGTGAATCTGGCATTGCAGATCTTGGAGGGGTGCTGAATGAACAAGAAATCCGACGAGATTGTACAGGCCATTGCAGCCATCCATGCCGCCCATACAAACGCGTTGGTCGTTCTGGGCAAAACCCTTCAGGAGGCTGGCGTGCTCGATCCGACCCACTATACCGCCAACATCCGGACGACCATCGAAGCCAATAACTCTCGCATCGGGCCGGACGTTCAGAGGCTGCTCGTCGACCTTGCCGAACTGATGGAGATGCAAGACGAGGTCGGCACTGCGTGAGCTCGCGCGGGGGTTACGGCCGGCGAGCTTCGGGAGATGTAACAACGTGGCGCACAGGGAACAAGCGGCGGCGATCACGGTTGTTGACGCGCGGTCGCCCGGTCTCCACTGAGCATTTTGGTTCGCCCAATCAAATGGCCGCACGCCGGGAGCCGTGAAGCGTGTCCGGGAAGTCGCGCTTTGCGGTTCTCCTCAGGGAAGCGCAATGGAGGGGGCGGAGAACTTTTTGATCGGATGTTGACCGCAACCGCAACGCTGCGTCCCCTAGACCATTTGCATATTGCTGACTTCTTCCGGCATTTCGTCACCATGGAAATAGATCAGCTTCGGCTCACCAAAGTCGCCACTCTCTGGATCTCCTTCCATCACAGTCGCGAAGACCATGGGTTTACTCAATGCGAGGCGTTCGGCCACCCGCCTTGCATGCACGACGCTATTGGCTTGGACAGCAATGTCTGGCTTCAAGCCGCGTTTACCCGGGCTGAAGGACTGAACCACGAAATACGACGCCATGCTCATTCTCCTGTACGCTAAACTGCTTCTACCACGGTTCGGATATCAAACCTAAAGAAGAACAACGCTAGGAAATAATTCTAGATCATCGACAGCCGGAAGTTGCATCAATTCCCGTCTAGAGCGCTTCCTTGTAAGGAAACGGAATCGCGGTATCGTGCAAAAGGCGCCTAGGAGGGATTGATACCGACGAGACCCAAGCCTCAGAACCGCTACGACATGCGCGAAGACGGGACCGGCCTGTGGCGGTCTACGACATATTCACAGGGCTGACAGCCGAGGTGAACGGCGTGCCGCAAGATGGACTGGACATAGAAGTTGCAAGATTCATGGTGGGTGAATTGAACGACGTATACATCGCCAGACACAAGGGGACCACGCATTGAGTGACAACGGCGAGGAACGCCCAGCATTGGGTTTTGCAAAGAGCGTCCGCGAGGCTTTTGAGACGATAGACGCACCGGCAACAAAGCGCGATATCGCAAAATGTGCATGCCGCCATGGTTTTGGCTTTCGAGGCAATAAGCACAGCGCATGGCGATTTGTCTTACGATCCCCGCACAGAAGAAGGCATTGAAGCCTCTAAGAGGTATAGGGCAAGCATGGACGCCTTTCTAAACTCGATCCGAGATGGCGTAAGAGGCCTCGCTGAGGAGGTGACTAAGAATGACTGAAGACGTCGATTTTTCGCTGTTTGAGAAGCTTCGGCAGCAGGCTGGACCGCAAACCGACCAAAAGGTACCGTTGAAATCGGGAGACGGAGGTGGCACATTTGACGGCATGGAAGCTCGAGTAAAAGCTTTTGAAGATGACATGAAGAAAATCCTGCAGGACACTGCAGAGATCAAGGGCATGTTGCGCGCCGCGCCATCAACCGTAGACTTTGGGGAGATGAAGGGGCGAGTAAACAGCCTCCCCACCACAGCCAAGGTGGCAACGATCGTCGGTATCGCAGCCGGCCTTGTGACCATTCTCACAAGATGGAACGAGTTGAGTAGTCTCTTCGGCAAATGAAAACTCTGTCTTTCCTCAGCCCGCCCTCACCTGCGGGCTTTTTCGTTGCCCTTACCCTTCCCGATAATCACCACCCCTATCCGCTTGAGCGCCTCGCTGAACGTCACGCCCAGCGCCATGGCGGCAAGGCCGGTAACGCCAAGCGCGCCGATCCCCATGAGCTTCCACTGCCGCACCTCGTCGGTGGCGGGCTTCAGTTCCGCTACGGAAACGCCTTCTGGAGCGTGGGACAAATTCCGAGCAGGAAAGCCAGCCGGTAGTTGTGTCGCTTGTTCACGTTAGCGTTTTTACCCCAATTACCGAATATTCATTGCAGTCAAAGCGTCTCTATTCTTTAGTGGCGCGTGTTCCGTAAGTCGCTTTTCCTGCCGCGTTGTTGTCGACAGGATGAAAAAGTGATTTTCCAAAGCCTCTGACCGACAAGCGGTCCGCATGCGTGCAGGGTCGCCCTGATAGCATTTGGTATTCTTTAGCTCGTCAGCGTTGACGCAACGAATAGGAAGCAGTTCATGGCAACGATGATCCTAAACCTAGGCATCAGCATAACGAGAGTGGCTCTCTCCGCTTTCGAGAACATTCGAGCACTGAATGGGTCGGTGAAACCTATCTCTGGCCAGGAAAGCACAACCGCGATGTTCATCGCCGAAGACACAAGCGCCTTAGAGATCCAGCTTAGCGGGCACGGTTTCACTTACTCGAATGGCGTGCTGACGGGCGGAACGGTAACCGGTTTGACTGGGTTTCCCGCCGACAGCTCGTATGTGGCTTTCACCCTTCAAGGATTCGCCGGAATTTCCGCTGAAGAGATGATGGCCATTCTCAACGGAAGCAACGCGGGCTTTTTCAATTTAATTCAGTCCAACCAGTGGGACTACACAGGCTCGGGCGGCGACGATGATTTCGCTGCGGGGGAACTCAGCGACAATCTAAGTTCCGGCATGGGGGATGACACACTATACGGAGGTGGGGGCAACGATACGATCGACGGCGGCGCCGACAATGACATCCTGTACGGCGGAAACGGCAATGATAAGATTATTGGCGGCACCGGAACTGATACCATGTACGGCGGAGCCGGCAATGATACGTTCTACGTCAATTCCAACTTCGACAAAGTGCGTGAAAATGCTGGGGGCGGAAGCGATACCGTCGTCAGCGCGAATACCTTCACTCTTCACGCAAGCGCGGAAATTGAGAACCTTCGGACAATCGATAGCGCCGCCACTGGCTCCTATGTTTTGACGGGAAACGACTTCTCACAAAATATTACGGGCAATGCAGGTCACAACCGCCTGATTGGACTTGGGGGAAACGACGGCCTCTCGGGCGGTAGTGGCAATGACAGGCTTTATGGCGGTAGCGGCAATGACACCCTCAGAGGTGGCAACGGCGCAGATATTTTCGTGTTCAACACGGCCCTCAGCGGCTCCACAAACAGCGACACCATTCTCGATTTCAGCGCGACCGCCGACACGATCTGGCTGGACAACGCCATCTTCACGGCTGTCGGCGCGAACGGTGGGCTTTCATCTGTGGCTTTCCGGATCGGAACAGCGGCTGCCGACGCGAGCGACCGGGTGATCTACAACTCGTCGACGGGTGCGCTGATCTACGACAGCAACGGTTCTGCCTCCGGTGGAGCGGTGCAGTTCGCCAAGCTGGCGACCGGCCTTGCCCTGACGAATGCCGATTTCTTCATTATCTAGCAGCGCGGCCCGCCGACGATTTAAGCGTCGCCGGCCGGCTTGAACCGCCGGACGACGAACTCAAACAACGCATCGCTGATCCACATGGCCGAGACGCCGATCAGGAATGCAGCCGCATGCTGCGCGGCGATCTCATCCGGCGGCAGTGGCCAGTTGACGACGCCGAGATAGCGCACGGCCGGCGTCGTCAGATATCCGGCCGCCAGGGCGCCGCAGATTGGTGACGCCACCAGTTCACGGACCTTGTACGAGCGGCGGGACAACGCGCGCAGCACCCCGCCAGAAAGGCCAGCAAGCACGATACTGGCCTTGATGCCTAGGAAATCGAAGAATTCAGCGGGTGTCATGAAGCACCTTGCCTTTCAGATATCAGGAAGCATTTTTCGGAGCGATGTAGGCGGCAAGCGCCGGAAGCAGGATCACCGCCGCATAGGCCGCAATCGTGCCCCACCAGGGCGTGCCGTCCTGCAGCGCGAACGGGAGCACGGCGAGACCGCCGAGGACGCCGCCAGCGCCAGCACCGAGGGCTTTCGAAATCTTGTTCATCGTCGTTTCCTTTCGAGTTTTAAGGGGTTACGCCTCGTTGGTGGTGACGCTGGCGGAGATGGTGGACAGGGCAAGCGTGCCGGTCGGCGGCGTGTAGGTTCGCGGCCACCGGTAGCCAAGCAGGCGATCTTTCGACACGCGGGAGATGCTGACGCGGTTACTCTGGTTGCCGCCGAGGATATGCAGGTGCGTCTTGTCGTGCCCGACGACGGTGCCAACGTGGCCCGGCCATCCGGACTTGGCGCCACGCCAGAAGGCGGCAACTGCGCCGATTTGCGGAGCCTCGATCGAGTGGCCGAACTTCAACCAGTTGCGCGAGCCGAGGGAATTGGCCGGCATAGCCTCGTTGGGGAGTGCCGTGGCGATGATCAT